GAATATCAGGTGGTAGAGAACATGGCGTTCCCAAAGGAAACTGGTGGGAACTTTCTCTTTGAGACAAGCGCACAGCTAGGATATACTTCTTTTGACATAGGTGACGGAGAGCTTGAGAACTTCTCCCTACCAATCACTACTCAGAGACAGTATTTCCCTTACACGGTTGACAACGGCCTTGCTCCACCGACGTTTAACTCTTTGACTCCTGACGACAAAACGCACGGATATACTGTCCCTTTTTATGACATGTATCCAAGCAACATTAAACCGTATACAAGGGTTGAAATAAATGGCAAAGTAATTGCGGAGACCTTATCTGTAAACGACATAATCCTGACTGGAGGCAGTGACTCTAATAGCCCTACCTGGAAAACGGAAGAAAGCGACAAGATTTACAAGATTACTACAAGCGGATTTGACGATGTAGACCAAGCCTTGTATAGCATGAGCTTTGGTTTTAATGATGGATTCGTTTACTACCGTCTCACTCCTAGGAACTCGGTTTCGTACAAAGCCAACTTAAACGCAAGGGACCTAGAGAACACGCCACTTACGTATACAGCTGGGTCCGTGTATGTAGAGTACAGGTTTCCAATAAAGGCAAACAATTTGTCATTGTCGTTCCCTACAGATATTGATGAGCGAATCTTTCGTCAGCAGGGCCAGATTATGGGGGTTGTTTCTACCAGCAGCCAACAACCTATCACTACAGTAGGCGCCACAAACAAGCCCAAAACAGGTAACGTAAAGGTTACAGAAGGGTCTCTCGTTGACGATCCTAATTCTCTTCGAGTTGAGACCATTAATAGCGTTTCTGTTGTAGACTCTAATGGCGTTGCAGTGGAGCTGGATGAAGAGGCTACAGCTTTGTTGGATCGTTTTGAAATAACTGCTGACACTAGCGCAGCAGGCATCGCATTCGTTGAGGGAGAGTCACTAGATTCTGCCTGGGCAGGGGGTGAAATCACATTTAATGTAGACTTCTCTCCAAACACAACCACCGGAACCCACTCTGAAAATACGTCCTACGCCCTAGCTGTGGACTTAACTTATAAGCTTTTGTGATGGCGAGAAATCAGGTCAGATTGTTTATAAAAAAGGGCGACGTGGAGAAGCTAAACACAGCTTTAAAAGGCTATGCTTACGACGTAGCTGATTCTAAGGCTGGGGAGAAGCTTATGGATTCGGCTTTGAGAAAAGCGGCGGGACCGTGGCAAAGAGCCTTCAAGGGAGGCACTATGTACAAGAAGCTACAGCGTCGCACAGGCGGATTTGACGACCCTATGGGGAACAAGAAGATAAAAGGCCGAAGAAGCAGGGTTTATGGACGAAGAGTAGGGCCTAAAATGAAGGGTAAAAGCGCGGGGTGGAGAGCACACTTCTTTGCAAGTCCTGCGCGTCAAATAAGTAGTAAAAAAAGAATTAACTTTGCCGCTATCTACAAGAAACAGAACGGAAAAGTTAGAAAAATATTAAGAACAGAAATCAATCAATTATTAAACACGCTAGCAAAAAAACGCTTTAAATAACTAAGACCATGGCTACATTAGCATCAAATCAAATAGGTGTCTACTTCGTAGGCACCGATCAGACCTCTCCACTGGAGGTCTACAGCAGCACAACTGCTCCTACGTCAAACCCTAGTGGGGTTTCAAACGGTGACCACTTTATCTGGTACAATACCACCGACCAAGAGTTCGGGGGCCTTTATTTGGGTGCATCTTCAATTACTTCAGCAGAAACTATTGGCGCAAGCCAGCTGTTGGCAGCGGCTACGTCTACCTCATTAGACGCGACTAACACCATCAACGAAGTTGCGGCTCGAAACGGAACAGGCGCATCGACTAACTACATCGCGTCAGGCGCGTTCTCATGGAACTTTACTATTGACGGATTGATCGACCTTACAGCAAACGCTGGTGGCGACACAGGAAGTCCTATTACTATTTTAGACGCAGCAAAAGATTCTTACTACGTTTTGGTTCGTTTTACCACAAAAGTAGGTGATGACGGAGACGGGGATGCTGGTGGAGTTGTCTCTTACGTGGGTCAAGCTCTAATTGAAAGCGCCACTCTCACTGGAGGTGTAGACGATATTGCCACATACAGCGCAACCTTCCGAGGTTATGGAGATTTGTACAAGTTTATCGCCTAATAGGTAGTATATTTGTTTTTGGGGGCGGCGCGAAGGTCGTGTCGCCCCTTTTTTACGCTTAATCAACCACATGGATTTATCCAACAATTTTCGGGGGGAGTTTAAACTCAAAGTCAAGAACAAGAATCAAGACGCCCTTTTCACCATGAACGCTTTGCGTTTGTTGCTTAAAAATGAAGGGTTAAAGCTTCCTGATTTTGACACCTGGGTTCAGGACGACCCGCTTACTGCGATTCCCTTGATCGCTTACTACAGTGTAGTTAATAGTTGTGTTTACTCTGGAAAGAAGTTCACAACTAACAAGGAAGTGTTCATTGCTGAAATACTAGACTCAGGGCAGCTTGAGGTTATCTCAGAAGCTATGGCCTCAGCCATGAATACAGAAAGCGCGGGAAAGCGCTAACGGATGAAGATTCAGCAGAGACGCCTGAGCTTGTTGAGCTTTACTTGCAATCAATAAAAGCAGGCGTTTCTCCTGAGTCATTCTGGACCATGACTTTGGCCGAGGTCTCGTCCGTTAGTAGTGGCCTTATGCTGAGAGACAAGTTGATGTGGAATCACACCTCATCACAGATGGCTCTCCTCGCTAATGTAAACTCTTCGAAAGGAAAGAAGTACAAACCCGAAGACTTCAATCCTCATTCGGATCATAAAAAAGCTCCTACGAAGACAATAGCGCAGGACTTGTACGAACAGTTTAAAACATTTACCTAATGGCTACAAGCACAACGGTAACGGCTAAAATACTTGCGGACGTAACGGACTTCAGCACCGGAATGAAGAAGGCGTCTACGTCTTTAAGCAAGTTTTCAGCTGCGGCAACACGAGCGGGGCGAGATATTACCACAGCAATATCTGCTCCGCTAATACTTTTAGGCAGAGAAGCCGTTCGAGTGGGGACTAGCTTCGACCTTGCCCAGAGAAAAATACAGGGTATCCGTGGTGCCGACAAGCCTATAGCAAAACTGGTAAAGACGGCAAGGGAATTAGGCGCTAGCACAATCTTTACAGCAGAAGAGGTCAGCACCCTTCAGTTGTCCCTTGCAAAGCTTGGAAAAACAGATAACGAAATACTTGCACTGCAAGGTTCTATTCTAAAGCTGGCGCAAGCGATGGACATCGACCTGGCCGAGGCTGGAGAGCTTGTGGTAAAGAATCAAAATCGATTTAGAGACTCGCTCCAGGACTTGGGCGGTGACCTTGAGCAGGCCACTTTTATCACCAACGTATTTGCTAAAGCGACACAGTCATCTCTTTTAACAGCAGAGACGCTTGGAACAGCGCTAAACTACTCTGCCTCTGAAGCTGCTGCTTACGGGATCTCGTTAAGCGAGACGGTTGCTATTCTGGGTCTTTTGGCTGACCAGGGTTTTGAGGCAAGTAGAGGTGGTACGTCTTTTCGTCGTATCCTGGGGCAACTCGCTAAAGATGGCCTAAATGCAGAGCAAGCTCTGGCAGCGCTTTTTGACTCCACAAAAGGGTATGCAGCGGAACTTGAGCAGTTTGGCCTGCGCGGAGCTGGTGCAAGAAAGAGCTTGGCAGACCTGTTGCCTTTGTTTGACGAGCTTAAAAACAAGCTAAACAACTCGGAAGGGACTGTAGATAAGTTTGCTGATGCTTTGGACGAGTCTTTGCTTGCTTCGTTTCGTAGGCTTCAGTCCGCACTCGCTGACTTTGCCATTGAGTTGGAGGAGCAGTTTGGAGAAAACATCAAGGAGATTGTAGAAAGCGTTACTCGGTTTGTGCGATCTCTTTCTGAAATGGACACTCAAACCAAAAGAACTATAGGCTTAACACTTGCGTTTCTGGCGGCTTTAGGCCCGCTTTTGTTGATTATTGGAGGTTTAACCTCTGGTATAGCCCTCGCTGGAAGAGTGGTGGCTGGATTAGGTTTTAAGTTTTTAAGAACCAGGGTTGTGATGCGACAGCTCGGAGCCGAGTTAGGGTTTGTGGCTAGTTCTTTTAATGCTCAAACCTCCGCAGCTATAGCGTCTTCGGTAGCCACTGGTAAGGCTGGGGCCGCTGCTGTCAAAACCAGCACCAGGTTTGCTGCCCTCGGTAGAGTTCTAAAGTTTACAGGCTACGCCATAGCAATTGAGGGAATACTGACGCTTATAGACAAGGTAAATAGAGCGCTAGGGGAAGGCGATAGGCTTGCTGAAGCCTCGTTAAAAGACGCCGCTTTGCAGTTGGAGGTTGATGCCGAGATAAAATCTCTGGACGACCTTGACTTTAGTGAGATAGAGAAAAGGGTCAGAGCTGGAGCTGCTCAACTCACGTTAGACTTTATGGACGGGGTTTCCCCTGTCCCTGTTGACGAGATTGCTAAACGACTGGTGCCTGTGGGCGTGGCTGAAGCTATTGAAAAGCGAGCACAAGACATTATTGCTTCAGGCGTGAACCTGTTTGGTGAAGATCCGTTCACTATAGCAATAAATCAGTACTTCGCCGCTATTGCCGCGAAAAGAAAAGAAGACCTAAAGCAGCAAAAAATTGATGACGGAACAATCACCAACATCGATAAACTTATTGCTGAATACACTGAGCTAAAGAACAAAATACTTGACCTCAAATCGGCAGCTGTTTCTGGTAAAGATGTAGATTTTGAGTACGTAGAGGAGCTTGAAAGACGTTTCGGAGATATAGGCCAACAGATCACGCAACTTGGACTGAAAGGGGTCGAGTCTTTCGATAAACTTCGCAAGAACGCCCCCTTAGAGCCTTTAAAGAGGTTAAACTCTGAGGGAGAAAAGGTAAGCGGAACCCTTGAGACAATGACCGATGACGAGGCCGCAAAACGGTTGGCCGTGGCCTTTACGGGAGTGTCTGACGTCATGCCTGAGCTTCAGACAGGAGCAAACGCGGCAAGTGAAGCAATTGATAATTTAGTCCAAAAAGTAAGTCAAGAGGAACTGCTTGCAAATGTTAGAGAAATAGAGGCTTTAGCTGTCAGTATTGGCAGCATATTCGAAACCGCATTTAAAAGCGCTCTGGACGGAACTGAATCTTTAGCCAATGCGATCAGGACCGGGTTGGTTGACGCTATCAAAGGTCTTATTGCAAAGCTCGCTGGATTAGCCGTGGCCTGGGGGATTGTTGCACTTTTGGCGACAATTGCAACCGCAGGCTCAAACCTAGCAACGGCAGCTGGAAGCATAAAAGCTGCTGGATTTGGTAATTTTTTGTTAGACAATTCAGGACTGGGTTCTTTTAGCACCAGATCTACTCAACAAGGGGGGTCGCTTAGAACCGAAGGTTTTATTAGCGGGTCTGACATTGTGCTTGGGACGCGACGAGGGGCAACAGCATTAGATAGAATTTATGGCTAGAAGAGTAGTAAGTACGACGTATAAGGTTGTCGATGGGTTCTCTTATCGACTCGAACTGTGGGATATTAACATTGCGTCTCAGGGATCATTTGTACCGTTTTCTAAGGTCGAAATCGCAGAGCCTGGATTCACACTAGACTGGAAAGGCTCTATTGAAGATGTATTGCAGCCGATCATGAGTTCTTCCCTGAAGTTTTCGGCTTATCTAACGGAGTACGAGCGAACGCATGTAACCGTGCCTTGCTTTGGGGACCATGAATTCAGAATGGTAGCCATGCTCTACCGTCAAACCGAAACGCAAGAAGACTTCGAATGGGCGGGTATAATTCACCCAGAGGAGACTACAGAAGAAATTAACGATGGTAGAATCCTGACCACGTTTGTGGCTAGTGACGGAATAGCATCGTTAAAAAACATAGACTTTAAGGACTCAAACGGAGACATCTTCCAAACAACACAAAACGAGCCTAGTGAACGTGCTCTTGTGTATTGGTTGAAGGAGATTGTTCAGAAGCTGCCGCACTGGGCGCTGATCGACTATGTGCTTCAGGGTGATAATACGGACGGCAGTCATGACTATCCAATGTTCACAGAGCATCGCCTAGTTCGACCAGTAAACGACACATATAACACGTTCCCCTCTACGGACGCGGTGCTTGACCACTACTTCCTTAAGTCGGACTCGTTTTACACTCGCCCGAAGCCTAGTGAGGGTCGAAAGAAGGGGTTTGAACGCAAAAGAGCGCTCAGAAAGGACAACTTTACGTCCACATACGACGCTTTGAGCGACATTTGTGCCTCTTTGGGGGCTACTTTTTGCTTCTCAGAGGGCAAATTTCACCTGTTTGATCGAGAACGCATAATCAACGGAGATGACGACACGATCGGGTATTTCGACTGGACGAAAGACGCTAACGGGCTGTTTAGCCACTCTGTATTGTTCAACTCTAATGGCACTGACGAGGACACCGACCCACAAGTAACGTATCTAGACCACATAGGCGCCAATTTTCTTAGGGGGGCAGCTCGGCGTGGCGTATACCCTGTTGAGTCTGTAGCACAAGTTCACGAAGGGGCTGGTAGCGACCTCATCTTTCGGTCTGGCATTGGATACGACGGCCCTACATTCGAGACATACCTGCACCGTATATCTGACATTGATCAGTTTACAAACCTGTATGCCATAACCACGTCCAACTATTACTCGAACCTGCCTGCTCAGGGTATCGTGGACGAGTTGTCCGTACCAAACGGAGATAACGGCGGTTCGTTTAGATTGCATTTTTCTGGCGACGCAACTTACTACTACCCTGACGGTCCTGCTGACTCATTTGAACCAAAAAACAAGGGTAATATTGCAGTCGTGAGAATGGACGTTCGTGCTTACGATGGAACTTATTGGTTTAGATTACGCAGAAGGGTTCGCACACTGCGGTATTTGAGTGATGCAAGCACGATATCGATAGATGTGCCCAACACCAGCGAAGATTATCTGCCAAAGACCTACGAACAGTACTCGTGGATTCGAGAAGACGAATCTAACTACGACACAGCATACTTAGAAGTAATGATTGGGGCTGACCCAACCGTGCTCACTGATGATAACGCTGGGTCTACTGATGAGTTTCTTCAGGACTGGGAATTCACATACGTGTTCTTTACGCCGCCGCTATTAAAGCAAGACCCTGATGACGCCAATGCTCTAGTAGAAGATGAGTCTCGAATCAACTTTATCTACCGCTTTGATGAGCAAGTACAGATGCCTACTGTCGCGGAAGGGGCTACTTCGTCTTTCGATAAAATTCAAATATACCCATATTTGAGGCTTTACGAGGTTGCTCACAACATGAACTGGAACCCAATACTTGACACTAACGGCAACGCGATTGACGTCTTTACTAGTTCGGTCGAGAGCGCAACTATGGCAGCGTCTACATGGCCTTTGGTTACGAAAAGTACAGTTTCAGCTACAGACGATCAGTACAGCGAAAATGATTCAATACTGCGATCTTTTCAGCTGTCTGGTATCGAAGTGTACTTAGGCGATGGAACGGAGAACTACGACGCCAGGTACGTGTCTCACAGTCAAGTGCTTTACGGTTCTGAGCAGATCGAACTGACCCCTACTGCGTTTGGGGCTACATACGAAAACTCAGGCAACAGGGCGTTTGGTCGTTATAGAGCCACCCATCCTAGCGACACCTCTTCACCGCTGCTGAGGGAGGACAACCTAAAGTTTCATCCCGACGGATTTGACACAACAGACATCCCGTATGCAGATATGTATCCAGCGATGGGGTTTTATGCTACCGAGCGAGCGCTCAACATCCGAGGAAAAACACGGCAGTCTGTATCTGGAACTATCATACGGGGTAGGCTTGACCCTGAAGTGCAATACCTGGACATCTGTCGTCCATACAAGAAGTTCCATACGTCAAAATTGTCAGCTGGAACTGAGACCTTTTTACCTCACTCGCTAACCGTTCAGTTAAAGGATCACGCTCAACGTGTGGAAGCGCTACGATGTGGCTACTCAGGAGAGCTTCCTACGAACCAAGACGAGACCGACACGGGTAGAGACCCTAACAATCCTCCAGGAGGGGGGAACGGAGGATTTGCCCCAGGCGGACCTGATTCGTTCACCTTCAACAAGACAACGACGTTGGCTACTACGGTAGCTGAACACACTACAAAATTAGATTACATAGAAGTAAGTGAACCCGTAGATTTGGACAACATTTCTGCGGGCGGAGATACTACTGATGTCGAGCTGTTTCACTTTTTCCTTGAAAAATAACTATGCCTAATTCATATAAAACAGCTTTCGTAGAGCTAAATCAAACAACGAACCCTACAACTGCTTTAAGAGCGACTGCTTCAACGACGCTTGTCAAGCAAGTTTATTTTTCTCACGCGGATCACCAAGCTGTTGTGGAGTTATACTTTACAGATAACGAAACTGGCAGTAGTGCCGTTTTAGTCAATAAAGTAACAGCTCCATTGGGAGAAATGACACCTCTGCTTAATGATGTTATGGCGTTAGAGAGCGGTCAGATTTTAAGTGTAAAAGACAATCAGTCAACAACTGGCGACGAGTCTTATGTCACCGTGGTGTATGTCGAAAACGTAACGGCGGTAAACGGCCAGTCTATTGACGTGCTAAACGATGTGGACACGACCACGGCACTTCCTTCAACGGGCGATGTGTTGACCTGGGACGGAAACCAATGGGAACCACAAGCAGGGGGTGGAGGCGCTGTAGATTCAGTCAATGGTCAAACTGGTGTAGTCGTCCTTGACATGGATGACATAGACGACGTGGACGCTGCGGCGCCATTTGGCGGTGACGTACTTCAGTGGACTGGATTGGCTTGGGAACCCTCGGGTAAGTTGAATTTGTTGTACTCTTTGCTGAAGGAAGGCGCAGACACATCAATCAAGAATGGGGGTGGCACTGATAGTGAGTTAAAATTAGAGTCAACCAAAGCAACCGTTAGTACTGGAATTACGAAGGTTGTATTGACTGAGACCTCACCTGGTGACATTGAGTTTATAGTTGCTACTGACAGCAGTGGCACAACTGCGTTCACAGCATTGCACATTGACGGGCTGACAGCGGCAAATGAAGCTAACATCATAGTTAAGCAGGGCGCGTTCTTTAAGTTTGACGACGGCTTGTATACGCAATGGATTCGTCCGACTTCAGGGAACACAGCTGACACCGTAGCAATTTTACCTGACAGTTCAGGTCAATTAGCCCTGACGACTGATTTGTACACAGATAGCGATGCGGATGCTAGGATAGCAGCAGCAAGTGTGACTGACCTCACAGATGTGTCCAGCGCAGGTAGTGGTGCTATTATCACCACCGCAGAACGGACTAAACTAACTGGCATTGCTACGGGCGCAACGCTCAACAGCCCTGACTCGATTCTGCTCGACAGAGCGTACCATACTGGCACGCAAACAGCTAGTACGATAAGTGATTTTGACACTGAGGTATCCAACAACACGTCAGTTACTGCTAACACAGCCAAGGTTGGTTACACCGACTCAGCGGTGGACGCACGAATCGCAGCCGCTTCATTCCTCGACCTTTCCGATGCGCCCGCGAGCTACGATGCAAACGAGTTGGTTGTAGTTAATGGCACTGCCACAGGTTTGACCCTTACATCAAAACGCTTGAAGTACAGCGATAGCGAAGTCGTGGATGACCAAAACCGAATATTTGACGTAAGCCAAACCGGGGGAACTGACACGGTGCGAGACTTCATGAACGATACCGCTGCAAGCGCTAGCAGCTCGTCAGCCAAAAATTTCCTAGGCTGGTGGGACGGCACAACGCTAACGATTGAAGGAATGGTCAACACCAACGCCCAACCGCCACAAGGAGCAACAGCCGGTGCGCCACTTTGGCTCGGAACAAGCGGAGCCATTAGCGCAGCAGCCCCAACGACAGCTACCCACTACAGTCGCATCATCGGATACCACATAGGAACCGACCAAGGAGGGGACGCACTCATCTACTTTAAACCATCACCCGACTGGGTAGAGATTTCGTAATGGGCATAGACAAAGTAAACGACACCTCTTGGGCTAACCTGTCTAAGATAAGCGATGTAACTAAGGCGGACATCGCAGCGTTTAGCGGTATAGATGCACCCGCAGCATCGTCGGGCATAGTTACTTCAAACCTTGTGCATCACTATGATGCCTCTTTGACCGGAGGAGCAACATCTACACAACTTGTTGACCAAGGATCAGGGGGTTACAACTTGACGTACAGGAACGGAGTAGTTCAGCCAACTGGTAGTAGTGTGTGGGTTGAGTTTGATGGAACGAACGACTACACAGGCACGTTAAATTCTGTGCCTAGCACAATGGTTCCTGCTAACTTCGCTGATGCTTATACGTGGTCTGCATTCTACGACCACGATTCTAAGAACGGGACTCAGTGTCTGTTCGGTGCGTTTGAGTACGGCAGCCAATACTCATTTGTAGGGTTGTATATAAGCTGGAATGCGGCTAATTCCTACTACGTTCTGACAGCCGCTGCGCGTTATGACAATAACCAAAGACAATATTGGCGAACATCCACGACGCACACCACTAATCCAGCGCAATTTACTTTTACTCACGACGGGAGTAGAACAGCAGCGGGCGGTAAGATTTACATTAATGGAGTTGCGCAGACAACAGGATTAATTATTAATTCAGGAAGCGGCAGTTATGTAGTAGACTATAGTGGTGCAACTTTTGGTCAGGGAGCAGATGACCAGCGAACTTATTATTACGACGGCTTGATAGGCGAATGCCTTATGTATGATGCAGAACTTACTGCTGCACAGGTTCTACAAAACTACAATGCAAGTAAAGCCAAACACGGATTATAATGCATTTCGAAGACAGACATTACGTAGTGTTTGACCTCACAGAGGTAGGAACAATCGACTTCTCTGAGGTCATGGAGACATCAGCAGATACGCTGAGAAAAAACTTGGCTGACACGCAAAGCTTTGTAAAGTACGAAGGGGATATGCCTGCTTCAATTGCTGCTCTTACAACACGCAGTGAAGAGTACACGCACGGACAGATACTTGCGATTTTAGCAGGTTCAGATTGGACACCTACAGAAGAAGAGTTTTAATGATCGAACGACACATTGACCTTATCGTAGTACATGCTACATCCACATACGCCACAATGGACGTTGGGGTAGACTGGATAGATCGGCTTCACAAGAAGTTCGGATGGAAAGGCTGTGGTTACCATTTCGTAATTCGACGTGACGGAACGGTAGAGGCGGGGCGCGACGTGTCTATTCCTGGCGCTCACGCAAAAGGATTCAACGCCAACAGCATCGGCATCTGCTACGCTGGAGGGCTTGATCCCAAAGGGGACCCAGAGGACAACCGCACGCCCGAACAAAAAGAGGCCATGCGAAGCATCCTTGACACCCTTACACACGTTTTCCCAGAAGCAAAGGTAGTTGGGCACCGCGACCTGCCAGAAGTGCGAAAGGCGTGCCCTTGTTTCGACGTAAAAGAATGGTACTATGGAGAAGATTAAAGACACCAAGCTGGGCGCTTGGATTAAAGAGAAAGCACCACACCTTATGGACACAGTGGGCGACCTGCTTCCAGACAGCGGTGGACTCGGAGTGGTAAAGAACTTGCTACGACTGGAAGACGTAGATCCTGTAGAGGTTCAGGCACGCATTGACGCGGAGGTAGAATTTCAGAAGACCGTCACGGAGCGATGGAAGGCTGATATGTCGAGCGATGTCAAGCTTGCCAAGCTAATACGACCCATGACCCTTATTTCTCTTATGGTGTTGTTCTGCCTTACTATGGTCTTCGACAGCGTCGGCAAGTTCAACTTTGATGTAAAAGATTCGTATGTAGACCTGTTGCAGGTCTTAATGTTAACGGCGTTCGGTGCGTACTTCGCGGGACGGACAATAGAAAAAACTAAAAACTAATGGAGCACCTAAGTCATTTTGAATTTTTAGCTGTGGCGGGAGCCTTGATAAGCGGTTGGCTAAAATTCCAGTCTGACTACAACAAGCTGTCCGCTCGTGTAAAGGCTTTGGAAATGGATAACACCGAATTTAAGGACGACGTAAAACAACTCCTAAAGGACATTCAGGAGATCAAGCTTTTACTTGCGAAGAACCAAGTAAGCTGAACCGTGGTTGGTTGAAAAAGAAAGGGGGAGGTAACACACGAGAACCCTCCCCCTTTCGCTATCCGAAATAATACAGCTGGGATATCCAGCACTCACTCACACGCTTCATCGAACTGGGCACGCTCCCGTGTCGCAGTCCATAATCTCAACCTCATCCATTTCGAGCTGTTCCAAGCTACGAATCGGCATCACACGACTCGACATCTCGATGTAGGTTGCCTCGTCAATCTCTTCCATTGGAGCCTGCTTAAAACCGTGGTCGCTGTGCAGGAGGAAGGAGACCGATTTGACATTTTTGTAGTTGAGACGAAGCCACTCCTTTATTTCGTCTAGCTCCTCTAACCTATAGTAAATGGTGACCGAAACCGCGTTGTCCGACCACTCTGCCTGAAGGCGCTTAATCACCTCAAGCTGGTCGATAGCAGTCATGTCACCTGCAAACATAGTGTTCGACGGGAACTTACAGGGGAAGCTAACCACTACAGTTGACTTGTCCTCGGTCCCGTCAAAGTTCAGCACGTACTCCACAGGGTACCCGTGCTTCCTGGCGGTAGATGCCAGATCGCTATCAGCTGCCATTCGGATACGTCGGATGTAGAACTCGCTGTATCCTGGATGCGCCCCTGGTGTAACGCCAGCAAGTAAACTAAGCGTTCCAGATGGCTTGACTGTTGTAAGTTTAACGGATGTTGGGTATCCTGCCAGTTTAGAGTATTCTTTGTCATAGTTGCGTAAGTATTCGTAACAACCGTCTAACCAACTACGCTGCTCGTCGGTGGCCTGCAAGTAACCAGTCACGCCGATGCCCATTCGCATGTTTTTATGGACGATGTCCTCTGTTTCTTTGATGGCGCACTTAATCGCCAGGCTGTGCTTGTTGATACGGTACAGGAACCGGGCGACTTTCAGCAGCTCGTGGTAGTCCTGAATGTTCGGCAAGTAGATTTCTGCCAAACAACAAGTCTCATAGTTGGCAAGCGACTGCTCGGCACAAGGGTTGAACCCCTGTACGTCGGGATCAGGGTACTCCGTCTCAAACGTGCGGCCCATCTTCCGTGAGGCGTCAAGGTTGATGAGACCATACGGTTCGCCATTACCACGGTAGCCCTCCCAGAACTCGTCAGGCAGCTGCGAGATGTCCGAGCAGATAACCGAGTTGTTTGACATGGCTCGCCAGTTTGGTACGCCACCAAGGTCCCAGCGCTTCGCACGCAAGTACTCGATGTCGTCGCAGTCGCCTAACGCAATCTGAGCGCTTCTACGGACGTTTCCTGCCACTACAATCTTCCCGATGATGTTCATGATGTCGAGGCAGTCTACAGGGCGTAGACGCTGCCCTGAGCGCTTATTGAGGATGGTGTTGATCTCGCCCATCCCCCACACCAGGTCGTCAGGACCAGAAGCGGTCCCACCAAAGCCCTTAATTGGAGAACCTTTAGAACGGATGAGGTGAGCAGCATACGTAAAGTCCTCTCCCGTTACAAACGAAGCTTCCAAAACACGGCGCAGCAACTCTACCCACCCCTCGCGGCTGTCGGGGACGATGAAGTCGGCGTCATTGGCATCGGTTCGCTCTACGTTGACACGAGCCTTAACCTTCGGCAGTTGATAAACATTCTCTCGCTGGATGTTGAACCCGACTCCAGAGCCAAGCATAAGCATCTCGAACGCCCAAGTGAACGGACGGATAGGGTCATCTACCACCACGAAGGCGCAGTTCTGAAGGGACGGTAAACCCAGTCGGTCCACCGTCTCTGTTCCGAGCTGCCATAGGAATCGACCCGCCACCGTGCCCTTCAGCTCCATCATGATTCGCTTTAGGTCACCTTCCTCAAACTGAGTGAAGCCTACGTTAAGCTGATCACGACAGGCGTCAATCACACGATCAACGGTCTGTTCCCATTCCTCTGTCTGTCCGTCACCTACTGGTCGCGCATAGGTGCGTTTAAATACGGGGTACCCAACTTCCCCCCAGGGTGTTTCATTTGTTTGCATACTGTTCTGCTACTCTTTTGTATTGTTGTTGCATAAATTCGGTAGATGTCGGTACGACCCGAACAATTTCCCGTTCGTGAGTTTTTTTGACGATCACGTGTCGTCGTGGGCGCTGACGCCTCTGCGGTTTACGTTTAGGTTTGGGTTTCGTCATTTCCTTGATTATGCTCTTTTGATTTCTCAGAAGAACAACGGCCAAGGCCACCAAGCCCAATTGCAAGAGAAGGATAGCCTGTAACATCAGAAAAGATGTGTTATCCTAGCCACTTGACCGTGCTTAGGGTGGTGAACAAAACCCTCTACCGCCTTTGGCGCGTGCTGATATCCGTTTCGGTGGTGCCAGCTGTCCGCGCCCGAAGGTGACCGTAGAGATTCTACTGTAACGCCAGGGAAGTCCTTACTAGTTTTATGGTGTACGTGGTGTGTGTATACGTACCTATGCTCTGTTTGCGACCAGTATAAGGGTGCCTCTGTAGCCATCAGTATTGGCAAGTCGGCAGTTTTCGCACCGTCACCGTGAGTGGTGCCGATGAGGTTGTTGCCATATTTGTAGTACTTTCTGTGGTGTAGATTGCTGTCGAACGACATGTTCGGTTCCTCAGAGAACCACGTAGCGATGATATCGCACAGGAAAAACCCGTTGGTGTAGTCGTGGTTGGAAGGGTTGAACATGAAGTGTACAGGTGCCACACCAAGTAGAGTTTCGATGAGGTCTATATACAACTGTTTTGCGAGCAAAAAGTTGCTAAACCACATACCATCTGTATCCTGCGGGGTGCCCGAAGTGGTAACCCGACGAGGAGAGTCGATATGCAGGACGTCGTTCCCAGCCACAAATACGATTTGGTCTATGCCAAACGCTTTGCACTTGCTAAGGATGCCATGCACACCTTCCTTCACGCGAGCTACCGCCATGTTGCTGTCATAAGCCTCTCCCGTCTCGAACGCCATAGACAATTTGCCGATATGGATGTCGGCAGGGTCAATGACGAGACAATGAGGATTGCTTATAGACCCGTACTCGACACCGGGGTACTTTGGAACGTAGTCCTTCATAGAGCCGAGAATCGCCTCTTTAATATCGTTCCAGTCTATCTCGTTGTCGTTTTTTACATGCAACGAAAAGTGATCCCCTTTGTACCAGTACGAACTCACACGGTCAGCAGGCACGCCGCTCGCCGAAGCGAAGTCGTACATACTGCTATGTGAATCGCTGTTCCTGACAAGGTTAGAGATTGATCTTCGGACACTGTCCTCGGACACGCCGAAGTCGTGACTTTTCATCAACTCCCTAGCCACCTCCGCGTTGGTCAAGCCTTTGCCGCGCAACTCCAGGATTTTACTTAGGTGTTCGGAGTATTTACTCATTCTTAATTATTTCGTAGTTATCAAGTATCTCCTCCGGACTGTAGCCCATTTCCTTCAACCGCAGCATCTTAGACAGGTTGACTAGCTGAGACTCCGAGGGGGTCTTTTCTAGCTTGAAGTCTATGTCAGCGTTGTAGTTGGATTGCTTGTCCCTCATCCCGCAGATGTCTGCTGCGGTCATCAGTAAAGCCTCCTCCAGGTACGCATCGTAGACCCTGTCCAAGTACACGTTGTGCTCGCAATCGTAGTGTTCGTCTGCGACGGCACGCATGATGTCTAGCTTGTCCTTCTCGTAACCGGACATAGAAAAAATCATGTCCGTAGACGTGGCGTAACTCATGTCCGCGTGGTAAGAAACGGGAGCGCGATAATAGTTCAGAGCATGCGATATCTTCTTGTATGGAAGATACAGTTTGTTGCGCAGGAACCAGGCTATTAATCGCCGATCGGGACACTCCTTTGGGTTATCGAATCCGAACTCACCAAGGATATCGTTGGTGAGCCAATTTATCTCTTTACTTGTGAGGAACTTGGTTTTATTGAATCGTTCTAAGATGTTCATATTACATTCACGAAAGTTGATTTGTAATACTTCTCGTTGACAAGTTTGAACAGGAACTTGTGCTGTCGCTTCCCTGCCGACTCCTGAATGACGCCGTGCGACTTGCACTTACCTTTCAGGGTACGCATGGTGCCCAGCTTATTCCCGTTCATGCCACAGAAGTAGTTAAACGCTGAAAACAAATCCGATTGATGAATCCACAGAGAGTCTGGACCTTCGTCCTTCGCCTTGATGATTTCCAAGCCACTCGCTCCGAGGAACGACAGGAACGTATCGCCGTCGTACCGCAGGTCGTCGAGCGCTTGCGCTAAGGACTCAGGGCGCACCATCCGCCCAAAGTTGTTCTGCATCTCAAGCAGGCAGTCGATCATGTCCATGACCATCTCGCGTTGCTCTTTTGGGGCAGCTAACTTCTTTCCGATGAACGGGTCTCTGTTTTTCTCGTCAACAGGATTATTGAATTGGACAATATCGATACGTCGACTTATCCCGGAGTCGCCCAGAGCGTGCGTAAAGCCAATCTCGTTGGAGGCCACTATGAGCGAGGCGCGGGGCACGAAGTACTCGACCTCGCGGTAAAGCCTACGCCCACTAATCTCTTCCTTCGAAACTATTTGCTTTAGCACGTCCTTGTTGCCTAGGTTGCCTGATGCGTCACCGCAGATGCAGAGTATGTGATTGGCTAAGTCGATCCTGTAACGGCTCTCGTCTTTGGTTAGGTTCCTCAAATCATCTACTCGGCACGCATTCTGCTTACCTATAGTCGCTACTACTGCATCAATCAATGTGGATTTGCCACTGGCGCCTACACCCATGAGCAGAAGCATTCTCTGCGCATGCATAGGATCGCCTGCGATAGCGTTGATGAACGAAGCCAATACATACCTCCTCATCTCTTCATTAGGGATGATTTGATTAATGAACTTCGCCCACACCAACGACTCTTCTCGGTCTCCATAGTAGTTGAATGGCAAGCAGTAGGTAAACACAGATCGGTGGTCATGCCCCTCGATGAACTCCAGTTGTGACTGCGATATCATTAATCGCCCGTCCATGAAGTTCAAACCTCTTGGGTTCATGTCAAGGTCAGACCCATATCGGTCTAAGCATACGCTCAGAGACTTCTCTGTCGCTCTTAGGACGTCAGGGTCTACGGCAAGGGAGATCGGCAAAGCAAGGCGGCGTAAAGCTGCTTCCATGATTTCATACATCTTGCCCGCCTCATAATACCTCCCGTTGAACAAATGAACCACCTGCCCAAGCATCAAAACAGGAGTGCTCGCCTCATTAGCAGCCCAATTAATTACAGCGGCTAATGAAGAAGGCATGGCCTTCTGAGGAATACGCTTATCTTCCCCCACGAGGTGCACTCTTGTTTCGTCTGACATGGTGTCTATTTGTTCTATGACCTTATCCATTCATGTTTTTCATCTTCCCTTCTAGCCCGTCAAGGCGTTCTAGGATCATGGAAAGCGTAAGCGCAAGGGTTTCTTCGTCTACTGCTTCTGTGTCACCTAAGAAGGCAAGGACGTCCGATTCAAGCCTGAACGATCCGTCCTCTTTAAAATGAATCTTGGTTTCTGACACGTCTGCTCGGAAATCTCCAATTGTATCTTCTACAATCGTCATGAGCAAATCTGCACTGTCATTCTTGAGGTCTAGACACGACTCTGACCTCTTCACGATCAACTCCATCACCTCTCCTAGCAAGAGGTAGCCGTAAGCTCGTGTGTTCACGTTAAGCTCTGGCTTCGGCATCAGAACGGCAGGTCAGTGGTTTGTGTAGACTTTGGCTCTTCGGTCGATGCGCCCTGCTTAGAAGTGTTGGCTTTACCGCCCATCACTTCCCAGGCTTTGGCATTACCGAGAATCGGAGTCTTGGGGTATTCGCCGCCTGAAGCCTTGACCTGGTCTCGAACTTCTTTGGGCAAGCTTTGGCTCACGAAATAGTCGTTGCCGTACTGATTGTCGGGCGTGTTCACAAGCTTGACGTCCAGGTAGCGAGCGCCGTTCTTGCCTTCTACGATATACTGCTGATCGATCTTGTTGAGGTCGATGGAGATTGAAATACTCTTAGGGATTGTCATTTTTCGATAGGTTTTTGATGAATTTACTAATTTGCTTTTGGGAGGGGTTGGGGATGTTCGTGAAATGCTGCTGATTCATTCTTAGCTTGGTGATCAGCTCCTCCAGCTCTTCTTCAGTGAACTTGCCATCCACGATTTTGTTCTCGATTGCTAATTCTTCATTGTCGTCAATTGTTGATGTTCTTAAAAGGTGAAGCAGCCAGGTCTGCGTGCTCCATTTTATGTTTGGGATTCCTGGAAGCTGCGTGTCGAACAGCTCGTCTACCCAGTCTCTTTCGTCACTCATTGATTTCGTCTTCGCCGTAAACTCCTTCCAGGCTGTAGAAATCAGACAGTTTAAGGATACAGCGTGACAAGGCGCGTTTTTCGGCCATAGCTACAGGGTAGGCTTGTGCCCCGCCTCTTGTATTCTTAGGTGATGACTCGCCGTAGGTTTCGATACGGCGGTAGTCTTTGCCGCTTCTTGCCTTGCCTATGGCCTTGATCACGTACTTGGCGTCTTGAGGTGAGCTAAACTCGGAGACAACCTCATAGGTGATCTCTGCGTTCATGCCTGATTGGATCTTCTCGATACCTCGGCGTGAGATAATTACGAAGCCTTGAGGAGACTTCCAAAAGTCTGAGGCTTGCAGCCCGTACTTGTCGGTCAGCGACCTGAATCGTTTCTTTTCGTCTTCTGTCATGATTTTGGGTTTGTAAAGA